CTCTGCAATCGAACCTTTAGGCGCTTGCTGAAACAGGATTGCTTTTTTTGTCTTGCGAAATTCTTCGATATAGACGCGATTAGCTTTTGCCTGCGCATACTTAGGCGCATTGTTGTAGATAAAACTAATTGCTTCTTGTGGATTAATGTCGCTCATGCTTACCACTCTGTCCTAGCAGGCTCTTCACTAACACGCTCTTTACTTTCGTACTTCGGGCATTCAGCAGCTATCCAAAAGTCCTTGTAATCCACGCCGTAACCATTCGGTAGAAAGCGTTTGCATATCACGCGGTCTTTGCAGATATGAGTACCAACTGGTGATTCACCGCGGCAGAATTGATAGCTGCTGTTTGGTAATGGCTTGTTTTCTTGTTGTTGTTTCATTAGTTCAACCCTTGTCTAAATTCTGGAATGATCGCAATTACTTTTTCTGGCTCACCTAAACCTAAACTGTCAGCAATAAATTCAGCTTCAGTCTTATCAGCGAGTACGCGCATGGTGAATTTGAAACCATCGCGCTCGTAAGGTATTGAGTAAACTTCAGTGCTCAATTTTTACCTCTCTTAGCAAATACGATGCTGTCTGGCATTTCTTTTAAGTCATCAGTGTTAGTAGCTGCACCATGGTCTTTAACTGCTTCACCATTCACAAAGTAAGTCATGCCAGCACCTTTTGATTTGTTGAGATCAAACTCTTTCCAAGCTTCACGCGCAAAATCTAATGGCTCTTTCATTTGTTAATCCTTGCTACGTTGTTGAATGATCTCGGCTCGTTGTAGCTATTTGTTTCACGGTCATAAATCAGTTCAACCATGCCAGGCTTGCCAGTGCCTTGAAAACGTACCTTTTGGATATGAACTTCGGTTAGCTCTGGCCTGTTCATTACGTCACGCCAGATAGCAATGCAGTTATCAGCTTTATTGAACCAGTGAGATGAGCCGCTAATGTCGTAAGGCTTCGGCACGTCATAACCGCCATCTTTGTTTTTCTGCATCTTGGTAGGATGTGCAACTAAAACGAGGTGCGTTTGATATTCACGCGCTGCACGTCTAAGTTCGGTTAATGTGCGTGAGATGTATTCTGTTTCGCTTAACCCTGCTGGTCGGTAATGGTCCATCTCATTCCATGGGTCAATCACCAATAAGCGAGGCTGAATTATTGATTGCTGTAACCACGGCAAGCATTCGTTCATGATGTCGGTAGGTGTAAAGGCTGTTTCAGCAGGAACACAGAATGCAAAGCTCTTGTTCATCTCATCCAGTGCCGCAAGCATTTCATCTTCTTTCATCCTGCGATTGCCAAAGAATTTAGCTTGATTGTATTTTTCTAAAATCTTGCTTACGTGAAGCGATAGAGGATAGTTCTCAGGTGAAAATATTGCAATGCGGTAGTTATGCTGCATGGCAAGGTTTACCAGTAAGTTATCCAGCCATTCAGATTTACCATGTGAAGGCATACCAGTTAGCACAGTGAACTCACCAGCTTTAACCGTGAAGTGTTGATCTATGCTTGACCATCCAGTTTTATGGCCTGATGCAAAGCCAGACTTGTATAGTTTTAAAACGTCATCCAACAATGATTTAGGTTTAATCATACTCATAGTGCCAACTCTCTTTTCTTAGGCATTTGAACATTCGCCCAGTTATCACGAACAGCTCTCATGAATGCGCTATCCCAGTCCGCATATTTATAACCATTAGCTTTAGCAACTAAAACAAAGTTATTAAAATGCGTATCAATATGAGAGTGATTGTTTTTCTCAGCCCACAATAAAACTGATTCACTTATTGAAAAGTTTTCAGGTATAGAAATCTTGTTTTTAGATTTCGGTATATCTTTCTCTTCTCTTCTCTTCTCTTCTATTAATACGGACTTTCTCGGAGTTTCTTCCGATATTGTCGGGACAGTGTCGGGAGTATTCTTTAGTTCTTTAATTAACTTTTGCGTGTATTCATCTGTTCTAGTTAGCATTTTTAAACAAGTAACTACACCATCAGAGTTTTCAAATAGCCCTAAATCAACCATATAAGCCATCATTTCCTGCACAAAATCACCAGATAATTTAAAATCATCACCGATCAAAATAGCATCGTGTTCTAGCTCAAAAGTGAGGTTATGTTTTTCAACATTTCTCGCGATAAGTTCTAAGCAATACCAGTAAATCCCATAACCAGTTGCACCATATTTAAGGCGCAACTTTCTAAGTTTTGCGTCATTGCTGGCATCAGCGTCATGCTTAAACCATTTCAATTACAATCCTTCCATCAATCCATTAATAAGGTGCTGGCATGTACTACGGGATTGAATCGCAGTATCGGTATGCCTACCTGCCAGCATTGAAATCATCTTGATCTAAGCAACTTCATTGCTTGATCGTTGTGGTATCTACACTTGGCTATATCGGTATAGAAATTTCTGTCCATCTGCCAAATGTGATATTTAATTCGTATAAAGAAAATTAGCTTTTTCATGCTGCCACCTTCTCTTGTATCAGCCAGTATTGGTAATAGCGTTTATTACCTACCTTGCACCGGCCGAAGTTGTAGCCCATTGATTCCAGATCGCATAAACGCTGAGAGAAATTTGGTATCGGTGCATCATAAGCAGTCATTACCTGACCTTTCTTAAATGCCTCAAGTAAAGTAAATGCGTGTGTATTTTTCATAATCCACCCTTAATCCGTTCTCTATCCGATATGGTCGTATTGCCGTTATGTACGCGCATGATTAAAGTAGCCTCATGAAGCTTATTTGCAGACCAAACACTAATCAGTTCGCGCACAACGTCAGTACGGTGTTTACCTGTTGCAGAGCAAAATGCGTCAATAACCGCACACTCTTCATCTGGGATTTCTGTCCTGATTTCAGCCATTTTTTATGCAACTTTTTTCATACGTTTTTGAAAGTAAGTGAGCAATGGCTGAATAGTTTTAATGCCAGGGTTCGGAGTTTGGTTATATTTAATTTTGATGATCGTAGGCATTGGCACATTAGTAAGGATTGAAATGTCCTCAAGCTGCGCCAAATTGCACTCATCTAATTTAGTTTTTACAAAATTTAAAATGTCCATAACGCTATATTATCTATCTCGATAATATAAATCAAGTGTTTTTTTATCGTACTAGAGAATAGTATAGGAAATAAAATATGTTCATGAACACTATAGAGATAATCTGGCATAACCTGAAGGCGCTCATGGTGCATAAGTACGGCTGTGAGAACCTTTATAAACTTAATCAGGAATCAAAGATAAAAGGTAAAGACAAAGAAATAAGCCTTGGCTCACTTACTAGAATTAAGGCGCAGGACACTGATATACGCATTAGTGTTTTAGATAAGATAGCCGAACATTTTGAATTGTTTACCTGGCAGCTTATGATCGAGAATTTAGATGTAACTAATCCACCAGTATTTTTAAGTCACAAACAACAAGAATTTTTTGATAAGATGAAAAAGGCATATAAAGAGATAGCAGGCCAATAGAAAGGGATTATATGAAATACATAGCAGCAATAATTATTCTGTTTTCAAGCCATTCAGCCATTGCGGATAGTATGGGATGGGATAATACCCAAGGCACTACAATGGATAACTGGAATCGCCAGAATGAAATTAATCAGATTCAATTAGACAATCAAAGACAATTCGACCAACAACAAAGGCAGATGCAGGAAATGCAACGCGCCAACGAACAGATACAACAAGATATGCAAAGGCAACGCATGATAAGAAGCGGACAAGGCCGACCAAACTCACTAGCTGACGAACTATATAAATAGTCATTTAACACTTCACACAACTGCCGCTCGGCAGTTTTTTTTCGCCTATTAAAAATAAATCTTATCTATTACGATAAATAATGCTTGCTTTTTGTTATCGCATTCGATAATATAGCTACATCAACTCAGCAAACGAGTTAAACAAGATGGAGTTAATCATGAACACCAACATAAACAGAATGAAGCGAGAACAAATGACCTGCCGGTGTGAGTTGGATTATCAAACAGCAATCAATCTATTTTATTTTGATAAAAATGGTGTTCTTTTTAACAAGATAACAAGAGGCTCTAAATCGTTAAAAGATAAGCCGGTAGGAAATCTTAATACAACAGGCGCATTGCAAGTAAAGGTAAATAGTAAATGTTATTTAGTTCATAGAGTTATTTGGCTATTAACTTACGGTGAATTTCCAAAATTTGATATTGATCATATAAACGGAATTAGAACTGATAACAGAATTGAAAATTTAAGAGAGTGCAAAAGTTTTGAAAATGCACAAAACAGAGTTGTGCATTCAAATAATAAAGAAAAATTACAAGGTGTCTGGCTTCATAAAAAAGGTATATGGAGAGCGGAAATAATGGTTAAGGGCAAAAGAATACATTTAGGGTTACATAAAAGCCCTGAATTAGCACACAAAGCTTATTTGGAAGCAAAAATTAAACATCATTCATTTAATCCAAAACCAAGAAAACAGCAAGAAACATGCAGATGCAAAGCATACGCATGGCCTCACCGACTAGATAGCAAAGCCTGTCGAGAACTTTATAACGCTACACAGGCTGATCAGGAAACCAGTGCGTCATTTAATCCTTATGTGGATTATGCAATCAGCGGCTTGTTTGCACCTGACAATTCTGTGCCTTTGAGGAATCCATTATGAACTTAGAAAAACCACCAGTAATTATTGCCTACAAAGGTTTTGATAAAGACCTTAAATGTCGCGGTTACTCTTTTGAGATAGGTAAAGAACATGTCCATAACGGTAAGGTTAAAGCTTGTGAGAGTGGATTTCATTCTTGCGAATATCCGTTAGATGTTTTTGGTTACTACAATCCGGCAGATAGCAGATTTTGCTTGGTTGAAGTTTCTGGCGACATTTCACGTCATGCAGGAGATAGCAAAATTGCATCAGCTAACTTGACCATTAAAGCCGAGTTAAAAATACCTGAATTAGTAACAAGCGCGATTAACTTTATTTTATCTAACATTAAAAAAGACAATAAAAAATCAGCGCATAAGACAGAAGAAAAAAGCCACGCAAGCAACACTGGCGATTATTCAGCCGCAAGCAACACTGGCGATTGCTCAGCCGCAAGCAACACTGGCAATTACTCAGCCGCAAGCAACACTGGCAATCAGTCAGCCGCAAGCAACACTGGCAATTACTCAGCCGCAAGCAACACTGGCAATCGGTCAGCCGCAAGCGTTACGGGTAAAAATTCCGTTGCTATGGCTATTGGCTATCAGTCAAAAGCGTTGGCATCAGCAGGCAATGCAATCGTGCTGTGCTACCGCGATCATAACTTTAATTTAATCCATATTAAAGCTGGCATTGCTGGCAAGGACATTAAAGCCGATACATGGTACGTGCTTAATTCAAGTGGTGAGTTTGAGGAAGTAGCGAAATGAACACCCACATTTTAAACCGTGACGTAAAAGGCACTGGCATTTTGGAGACCATTACGCCGGTATGTTCATGCGGCTGGCATGGTATCGGTTACGCAGCACATAACGACTACCAGATGACTAATGTACGTGAGCAGGAAATTAAGCACCTACACGACAAACAAATCGAAGTGCTGGCTAGAAAGGTTGCAGCATGATGTACCACATTAAAACATTCATGTACGCCCTAGCTATCTCTGTTGCTTTACTGGCAATCATGGCAAAGCTAGATGAGCAGAAGTCAGGCTGGTGCAATATTTCATTTGATGAAAGTAAGGCGACTAAGCCATGCACCGAACTAGAAAACAGAGTTTATAAGGTAGAAATGTGATGAGAGATTACAAAAACACTCGCTATCAAGAACCAATGAGCCTTGAAGCCAAGATCGTACACGGCGCTACATTTATCGCTGTGCTACTAGCTGTAACTGTTGCTATTCCAGCAATGTTAGCTGGTCTGCTATGACTACTCTCTTTCTAATGTGGGCATTCATTATCGGCTTAGTAACGGTACTTTTAACGCTATACGTGCTGACATTCTGCGAAATGTACTGCTACTACCGCAGATGTGGATTGACACGTAAGCAGGCTATTTTGAGCGTATGGAGAATGCAAAATGAGTAATAGCGCATACATACCTGATTATGGTGATGATCGGGAATTACATCTTAACCATGAAGAATTTGAATGCTGGCTGCATAACCAGAAAGAACAGATGGAATATCAAGAGTATTTAGACGTACTCGCTAAAGGTGAACAAAATGAACGAATTATTAGAGCAGCTTAAAAGACCGTTTCCAGTGAAGTCAATCAGCTGGCGCGTAGGTGCAACCAGCAAAGACAAAGCAAAAGGCATTGCGCTTGCTTACATTGATGCGCGTGATGTTATGGCGCGGCTTGATGACGTGTTCGGCATGAACTGGCAATGTAAGTACAGCCATGCGGATAACAAGACGATCTGCGAGATTAGCGTACTGATACAAGGCCAATGGATTACACGCGCTAATGGTGCTGGAGATAGTGATATAGAGGCAGAAAAAGGCGCGATTAGTGATGCGTTTAAACGTGCCGCTGTGATGTTCGGCATAGGTCGTTATCTGTATCAACTACCTAATGTATGGGTAGCACTAGACGAACATAAACACATTAAAGAAGTTCCTGCATTGCCAGCATGGGCAACACCAGAAGGTTACGATGCAATCATGCAAAAACGTAAAGACAATTTAACTCAACTAGAAAAGAAAGCGGCATAGATCATGGCAGATTATGACAATACAAATCGCGGTAGCGTGTGGAAGAACGATAAGAAAGAAACTGAAAAGCACCCAGACTTTACAGGTAGTGTAAACGTGGAAGGTAAAGAATACTGGGTAAGCGGCTGGAAGCGTCGACCAGATCAATCAGACAAAGCCCCTGCATTATCTTTTAGCTTGAAGGCTAAAGACGAAAGCGCGCCAACTAAGAAAGCAGAAACATCAGGTGGTGGTGCTAATAATGCTGACTTCGATGATGATATTCCGTTCGCTAATACATACGCTAGACGTAACGCATACGTTGTTTAAGGATTAATCATGACAAGTTTATATAACTTAGTAGGTGAGCGCCTGGCACTACAAAACAGGCTAGAGGAACTTAACTTTGATGAACAGACTATTCTCGATACCCTTGAAGGAGACAGTGTAGCCATTCAAGCAAAGATTGAAGATTACGCTTACGTGATTCGCAACATGGAAGCATTGCCAGAGCAGATTAAAGCAGAAGAAAAGCGCCTGGCAGATAGACGTAAAGCGATTGAATCTCGCGTGCAACGTGTAAAAGATTGGCTACTGGTAAATATGCAACAGGCTGGCATTACTAAGATTGAATCACCAGTGTTCACAGTGGCATTACAGAATAACCCGCCTAGTGTGATTATTGATGACGAAAGCGCCATTGATGATGGCTTTAAGCGTATGCCAGACCCATTGCCGCTAGTCGTTGATAAGAAGCTAATCAAGATGGCTATTGATGCTGGTCAAGAGGTGATAGGCGCTCATATTGAAGTTAAGCAGCGTCTTGTAATCAAATAACGTGCGCCCAAGCTATGAGTGGGGAAACCATAGCAGTATCAGGCACATCTCCTCGCTTTAACGTGCTGATGATACCGAGTGATTCACGATAAGAATCGCCGAACACTTGCAAGTGAGTTAGAAACTAAGTTATACGCGCCCTGAATTAACAGGTATTGGATTGCGGTAAATGAGTATCTAGCCTGTAACACACGACCAGAAA